GTTATAGAGGCAAGAACGGATACGGTATTCAGCTCAAGCCTTGTGATAAGAAGGGATACGGTCCCCTACTACCTTCCTACTCCTTTGATTTGCTGGCACACGGGCGATACTATCCATGTAGGTGATACGGTGCTCCCTGTCGAGCAGAAGATATACCGGGACAGTAACTATACGGCTTATGTCAGTGGTTATAACCCGAACTTGGACAGTTTGAAGGTATATCCTAAGACTGTCACGGTTACTAATGATATTGTGCGCATACCGAAATGTCCATCAAAAAAATGGGGATTAGGGATTCAGGCAGGATATAGTTATCCGGCGGGGAGTTATGTAGGAATTGGAATTAGTTATAATTTGTTGGTGTGGTAATTTATTTGTATAATTGCAAAATTATAATATAAAAAAGAAGGGAGGTTCAAAATGAAATAGGACACTATACCGAGGATTATCCTCACAACGCTACGAGTAGAAGCGTAGCGATTACTCAAAAATAACAAAAGCAGTTCTTTCGGGGGCTAAGAATTAAAAAAAAGCCCCCAACATATCATCATATTAATATTGCCACATAAAAACATGATAAAGCATAAGATACCTGATGTTGGGGGCTAATATCTTCAACATAAATATCTTATGCTTTGTTCATCAAAATCTCATGTTTTATGTGGCGAGGCAAAGATAAGCATAGAAATTAGAAAAAACTATGTGCAAATCAGAAATCTTTGCCAAGATAATTAATATTGTTTCAAAAGAAACCGAAGTGCCTGTAGACCAAATATTATCCTCTGATAAAAACATGGAAACAGTGGATGCCCGGTATCTTCTTGTGTCTCTCCTGTCTGAAAGCGGCATGTACCCTTCACAAATAGCCGTTCATATCCACAAAACCAAACGTGCAGTCAACTACATGATATCTAATTTCCATGAGAGGATAGAGAGTGGGAAAATGTTGAGAATATATTGGGATAATATAAAGAAATCATTGGGAAACAACTGATTTTACATAAGTTACAACATATGTACTTTTGCATACGGTCAATTTTGACCGGGATACAAAATACAAATACTTATGGAACGAACTTATGTTTTTGGAGATCCGTCAGGTAATGGAGGTGCTGCTAATAATCTGCTTGCCTCCATCCTTCCGTCTTTGCAAAACCGTGGCATTGACACAGGCTATCTGATGGGGTTACTTGGCAACGGTAACGGCAATGGTGGTTTCTTTGGTAACAATGGCGGTTTTCAGGACATCATCGCATTGATTGTGATTGCAGCCATCTTCGGTAACGGAAACTTTGGATTCGGTGGCAACAACAATAAGGGTGCCGATGAAGGAAGAGAAATGATCATGCAGACACTTAACCGAAACGGTGTAGACATTGCATCATTAGCCCAAGCAGTGAACACCTCTTCAGACCAAATCCTTGCCGGTATTAACTCTGTATCACAGGCAATCTGCGGTCTCGGTAGTCAAATGGGTCAGAACACTAACAGTATCCTGACTGCGATTATGCAAGGTAACAACGCTCTGACATCTCAGATTTGTAGCTGTTGCTGCGATATGAAACAGCTTGTAACCACACAAGGATACGAGAGCCAGCTTGCAATGTGCAACCAAACTAACGCATTAATCAACACTGCTAACCAAAACACATTGTCATTGCGTGACGGGGCTACTGCAAATACGAATGCTATCCTTGCCAAACTTGATGCAATTCAAAATCAGGCATTGCAGGACAAGATTGCATCTCTTACTGCGGAAAAGGCTACTTTAACAGCCGAAATATCCCAACGTAATCAGAACGCCACTATCCTGAGTGCGGTAGGACAACAGATTGCTCCTTTGGCAGCCGGATTGCAGGCATTACAAGGAGACGTAGATAAAATCAAATGCAAGCTCCCCAATACTGTGAGTGTTCAATACCCCAATTTAACCGCTATTAATACAGATTGTTTCCGTGCAGCCGCCTACGGTGCATATATGGGTGACGCTGTATACGGACGTAGTGGATGTGGTTGCAACAACTACTGGGGTTAATCCGGTAAGAAAGGAGGTAGATATGTGGCCTAACTTTTTTACAGGATTCCCATCCCTATTCCCATCAATCGGAAGAACAAATTTCAACACTCTTCCTACGGTGGCTGTGACCGTCGGCACGGAGAATGTTACTTTGGAACTTCCTAACCACGCATTCCGTAACAGGGATTATGTTGGAGGATTCTATATCAGCCTCCGTCAGGCTATACCTGCCGGCACGACTGCAACTCTTCCGATACTGATAGGGACTAATGGGGACACAAGACCGTTGATGGCTTATAACAATGAGCCTGTAACTGTTGAAAACTTAGCCGGAACAGGCATCTATGAAATTCACTATAACAAGTACACCAACGAATTGTATCTTGTTAATGGTGGATACAGACCGACAACGACTCCGGCTCCTACAGCAGAAACAGCTTCTTTAAGGAGCAAGTAATAATTAACATGGAGTTTTGTGGTGATTTCCAAAATGGAAATAGCCACACTCCTTTAAAATCAAACAATCATGTTTCAGAACTTACGAGTAAACAGTACATTATATCTTCTTCATAGAGGTGCAAATCCAAGTTTGGAATGTGGGCAGGTCGTTAATGTAAGCCCCATAAAAACCATATATAAGACTGTTCCCAACATGCCTTATCCACAGCCGGTACAGGTTATTGATTTTGTCGTGAATATAAACGGACAGAATGTCAATTTGCAAGAGATACCGGCTAATGCCAATATTGCCGATGATATTAAGACAGGGATGCTGATTACAGGGTCAAGAGACGAAATGAATACTGAGGTCCTTACCATGAAACAGAAAAGTGAGGATGTCCTAAAAAGTGTGGAATATCATCAGAACTTTCTTAGGGTATGTGACCAAATGCTTGCCATGCTGAACCCTGAATTTGCAGCCAAGCAACAGCAGGAGCAGGAAATATCCGCATTGAAAGGGCAAATGTCCAATATGGATAAGAACATGCAGGAAATGAGCAAAAATATGGCTGACCTCATTGCACAGAATCAGAAGTTAATGGAACAGCTCGGAGTGGTTGAAGCATCTAAAAACAAGAAATGATTATGGGAATGTGGGAAATATTAGAAGAAGGGCGTGACGATTACGGACGCGGCTTCGGTATGAGAGGTGACGAAGTGGAGGAAGCCTACAAGGAAGGCTGCCGCAAAGGTTACGAAAAAGCCATGAGAGAGATGCGCGGAGAGATGGGTTTCCGTGATGGTGGGAGAAGTTATTCAGGTGGTGGAAGCTCATCCGGCATGGATGAACGCAGATACCCCGGATACTTTCCTGAATATCCGCGTATGGATGAAATGGGCGAACGCAGACGCAGACGCTCTAACGGTGAATTCTATTAATAACAGGAGGGGTGAAACGCCCCTCTTTTTAAATTAAGGCTATGGAACAAAGATTAGATACATATAGCAAATTCCCATCAGGAATGCAAGAATACCTGGAATCATACGGATTCCATTTCAGTAAAAAACTTTACGAATGGGCTGTTTCAAAAATGAAAGTGAAAGACGAGGCAACAGGCAAGGAAAAGAAACTTGACCCTTGGAGCAAAGATGAGGTGGACGATATGCTCAAAGCAAACGGAATTACCATCGAACACGACAAAGGATATGACGTTGCCTATGTTGCAAATATGTTGAAAGCGGATTTTTTCAAAAAATCATTGGTTGACGAAGCACATTTGTGCAAACACATAAAGTGCTACCTTGATGATATTGATGGGGACCCTTGCAGGGCGTTTGATGAATTCTTTGCCACCTGCATCGGTAAAGGAGTTCCTGTAATTTGGTCTGATGTTATATGATTGTTCAGGAGTTCTACATACCGAAATATGGGGATTGGCACGTCAAGGTGTATTATGCGGTACACACTTATTGGGCTAAGGAAATCATTACCGACCTGTACCGTATAGGATGCAGGGGGGATTCCCTCAAACGTGCGTATCGCAACCTGACAGAAGGCAGGATGAATACCGGACTTACCTATTCGGACTACAGGAGAAGAGAGACGGTAATGGTGCTCTCTTTGACTTCTACCCCCGAACAGTTTCAAAATTCGTGGGACCACGAAAAAGGTCATTTATGCCGGCATATCTCCAAGGCTTTCGGAATTGACCCTTATGGAGAGGAAGCACAATATCTCAGCGGATATGTCGGTCAGAAGATGTTTCCTGTTGCCAAGAAATTCTTGTGTGAACATTGC